CGCGAAGCGGCAGGACGAGCTTTGGAACCAGTACCTGAGGGATGCGGGAAAGACTATTCGTCGATCCTTTGAGTTCCCCGTTGTTCGCTCCCAGACGCCGATTGAGACAACATCAACGTCGGTGCCGTACCCAGCAATGGGGTATGCGGCTAATGGGGGCCAGAGCGGGACCAGGACTAGGACACGTCATGTGTACCGTCGTCGCTGGTTCGATGGAGCGTTCTCCTACTACGTTCCCGGTAGGGATCTGGAGGGGCCCTGGGGCAGCGTTGTTGATGCTGCTTACAAGGCCCGCGCCGTTTACGGCGCGACGCTTGATCCAGAGGTTCTTTGGAACCTCGCGCCCTGGAGCTGGGCCGCCGATTGGTTTGTCAACGCGGGATCTCTGATCTCTAACGTTTCTGACATGGCCATCGACGGCTTGGTGATGAGATATGGCTACATGATGGAACATACCATCGTAGCCGATGAACTCAGGGTGACGGGTGGCGTTCTTAAGAACGGCGACCGTTTGCCCCCGCGATCTGTTTACCAGGTCACTGAGACCAAGCAGAGAATCGCGGCATCACCATATGGGTTCGGGTTGACATGGGAGGGTTTTAGCCCTCGTCAGCTCTCAATCCTTGCTGCGCTCGGGTTTTCCCGGACGTAGCCAGCAAGTTGCCTTGCGCAAAACCTGCCACGCACACAACGAAGTGTGCACACAACAAGGAGTACGCCATGTTTTCCGACCCACAGTCCGTCACCATTTCAGGGGCGGCAATTAGCCTGCCCCGGACGAGTTCGGGCGTCAACAGCGGTATCTTTACTGCTGCCGACGGTTCCGCCATCTTGTCCGTCTCCCACACATACGGGAGGCGGATTCGGCGGTTCATCCGGATTGATCATTCAAAGATCGCTCCGGACCCACTTGTGTCTGCACAGAACATCAAGCACTCGATGAGTTACTATCTTGTGGCAGATGTTCCAGTCACGGGTTATACCGTGGCTGAGGCCAAGGCCGTTTATGACGGCTTTGTCGGCCAGCTGAACGCGAGTTCAGGTGCACTCGTCACCAAGTTCCTTGGTGGTGAGAACTGAGCCATTATTATCGGCTCAGTTGGCGGACGTGATTGTGTGTGAGGGGTCATGGCCTGGATTGACGACCTAGAAAGGGCCGCCATGAAAAGCCAGTTGTTACTCACACTCCAGCTTCTTGATGAATATGGGAAGTTGGTCAGCACTAGCACGGCGAGAGATCAAGAAACAATCTCTCGGCGGACCAAAGATGAGGGGCTATCGTTTCTCACGATTACCCTGCCCGGATTCGCCTCAGACTTTCATACTTGTCTGGAGCGAGGATGGGTCGCGAACGACGTGTTCCAGAGCTTTAAGAAGAGCTCAAAACACGGACGTCTCCCTGCATTTCTACGGGGTTTCGTTTCGCTTGTCTTTGATCCGACGTCTGGTGTGTTGCTCGATGATCCTTCGATTGAAGCGATTGATGCGGTGCGGCAGATTACCATGTTACATGGGAAGCTGCTTGTGCCTTGCACCCCCGAAAGGGTGTCATCGGCGTTTCAGGACTACATCGAGTGTGAAGAGCATGTTCAGTTGTTTGACGAGAGGAGACCCCTTGAACTTGAGAGGGCCTTTCTTCAGGCAGCCACCGTCATCTTTGGTAGCGTATTTGCTCAGCTCGACGAGGAAATTTATTACCTCGCGGATGAGCTACGCCCGAAGCATGGTCCAGGTTCCACCGCCGATCGGCGGGTTGGAAATCAGAAATGGTTACCAACTACCTGGACGTCGCGACTCGAATCTGTCTTTCCAGCTAGGGATTACCTTATTCCTAGCGAGAGATGGTACTCCGAGTTGCGTCACCTTGACGTGCTCGAACCTGGAGCGGAGCCACCTGTTAAGGTTATCTCCGTTCCTAAGACGCTCAAGACACCTCGAATCATAGCGATGGAACCTGCGCACATGCAGTACGCGCAGCAAGCTCTCTCGCAACGGTTTGTGGACCTCCTGGAGACTGACAAGGTCACCAGGATGTTGGTCGGATTTACGGACCAGATGCCGAATCGGCGTTTGGCCAAGTTGGGTTCTGAGGGAGGGAGTCTCGCGACTCTCGACCTGAGCTCAGCATCCGACCTTGTCTCGAACAGGCTTGTCAATGTGTTGTTCACACATTGGCCTCATTTACGTGAGGCAGTGGCCGCAACCAGGTCACGGCGTGCCAGTGTGCTTGGACATGGAGTGATCCCTCTGTCTAAGTTCGCGTCAATGGGTTCAGCTCTGTGCTTTCCGATCGAGGCGGTAGTTTTCACTACTGCCGTCTTTGTCGGGATTGCGCGTGAGCTCAACACATCAGTTACCCAGGAACTTGTTCAAATGGTTCTTGGGCGCGTGCGTGTCTACGGGGACGACATTATAGTTCCCGTAGAATATGTGCACAGCGTGATCGACTCACTAGAGGCTTTTGGCTTCAAAGTGGGTCTCGGCAAGTCTTTCTGGAATGGTCGATTCCGTGAGAGTTGCGGTGGGGATTACTACGCGGGCTGGGATGTTACTCCAGTCCGGTGTCGTAGACCAATTCCCACGTCACGCGAGGACGCAGAGGGTGTCATATCCTTGGTGTCGTTGCGGAACCTCCTTTATGGTAAGGGACTGTGGCGTACTGCGGGATGGCTCGATGAGAAGATTACCAAGTTACTTGGTGGTCTCTTCCCAATCGTTGAGCCAACATCATCTGTGCTGGGACGACACTCGGTGTGCTTTGATTATGAGGCACAGCGAATTGAGGTGAATACCCATTCCCCATTGGTACGGGGATACGTGGCTCACTCCAAACCACCAAGAAATGCGGTGGATGACGTTCCGGCTCTCTTGAAGTTCTTTCTCACCAGGGGTGAAGAACCTCTGCAAGAAGGACATCTTGAGCGTTCTGGCCGTCCTCGCTCGGTCAACATAAAGGCGAGGTGGACACTGCCCTATTAAGGGGCGGTGTGGTCGGCTCGTAACCGATCATGAG